TATAGATTAATCATTTACTTAGGTCTCTCATTTACATTCAGACCAAACAGTTTTCGTCCATTTCTTATAAAGATATGAACCCCTTGGAACTACACAATTTCCTAATTCCGGATTTCTTTCTATTCTACCATCAACAACCAACATAAAAATATAAAAAACAACAGCGATAACAAAAAATATTGAAAATCCAATAACTGAATCTATTATCATTTTTTTCTTTTCTTTTTTTGTTTCTTGCATCTATGATAGCTTTATTTTTCATATGAACAGCGATAGCAATTTTTTGTTCTTTGCCCATCACCTTCATCATTTCTTCAACTTCAGTATATAAAGCACCAAGTTCTGGTGGAGATTGATATACCATCAATTCACGCAATTCTGTTCCCATTGCTTCAAGTTGTTTTCTCATCAACACACGTTGCAGAGCACGTTTGCCTAATGATGCATCACCATGATAAACTTCAGTTCGGCTGTGTCGTTCTTCTTCTTCTAGAACTGCTAAACACTTATGGTAGTTGTCATAATATTGACCAAGAAATTCACCGATTTCCTGATAGACGTTATGAACCTCACCACCTTTCTTATTCAGTTCGATGATGCGATTTTTTTCTTCTACGAATTGTTTCTTTGCTTCAGGAGATGGTGCTTTACCTTTTGCAGCATATGCATTATGAAATTGCTGGTCTAGGTCTTTTAGAACAGCCTTAACATCTCCAGCTGCACCCTTAATGTCCTTATATAATTGACAACCTTTTTTGACGGCTGCAACGGCACCATTCGCAAGAGCAAAGAGGGTTAGTGGATCCATTTCTTTTTATACCATCTTTTTACTTGACTTTATCTCGAAAAAATGATATACTCTTGCATCAGGTCAAACTATATAATTATTTATGCTAAAGGATGAATATGAAAATTTATGCAATGAAATTAATTACCGGTGAAGAAGTCATCGGTGAAGTCGAATCCCATACGGAAACTCAAATGGTAATCAAAAATCCACTAGGTATTGCGATTGTCCGTGGTAAAGATGGCACACCAAACGTAGGATTCTCACCTTTTCCAATCCATGCCGAACAAAAATCTGATTCAACTATTGCCTTTAAACTAGAACATGTTGTATACTACTATGTTCCAGCAGAAGATTTTGTCAAAAATTACGACCAAATTTTCGGTGTAGGTCTAATTCTTCCAGGTCAACAACAAATTATTACAGGTTAATGACAACTTTTTACACAAACGTTCAATCTTATGGCGGCAAAATTCTTTATCGTGGTATCAAAGACGGTAAACGAATCAAACTAAAGATTGACTATGAACCACAACTTTATCTTCCAGCACGTGCAGGCAAAGGCACACACAAATCTCTGGATGGTTTAGACCTTGTTCCAAAGAGATTTGATGGCATTCGTGAAGCCAGAGAATATGTAAAACAATTTGATGGCCTTCCTGGTGCACCAAAGATTTTTGGTAATACCAGATTCGAATATGCTTTTATTGCTGACCAGCATCCAAAAATGGTCGATTGGGATATTGACAAGATTAATGTGGCCAATATTGATATTGAGGTTGGATCTGAAAATGGTTTTCCCGATCCATATGAAGCAAACGAACCTATCACCGCCATTGGTCTAAAAACTCTTGGTGGTAACATGATTGTTTGGGGTTGTGGTGATTATGACCATGAACTAGACGAAACCAATCCTGATATCAACATAACCTATATCAAATGTAATGATGAATACACATTGTGCAAACGTTTCATCAATCACTGGTCACAATTTACACCAGATGTTTTAACTGGTTGGAACACCAAGTTCTTTGACGTTCCATATTTGGTCAATCGTTTCCGTAAAATTCTTGGCGAAGATGAAACTAAGAAGTTGTCTCCTTGGAACTTTATCACCGAACGTAAAACCATTATTAATGGTCGCCAAATGATTGCATACGGATTCTTGGGTATTGAACAACTTGATTATATTGAACTCTATAAATGGTATGCGCCAGGTGGTAAGTCACAAGAATCTTATCGCTTGGATAATATTGCAAACGTAGAAATTGGTGAACGCAAATTGTCGTATGATGAATATGACAATCTACATGCATTGTATCGTTTGAATCATCAGAAATTTATTGAATATAACATTCGTGACGTTGTTCTGGTTGAACGTATTGATGAAAAATTAAAACTGATTGAACTTGGTTTGACCCTTGCATATGATACAAAGTGCAACTACGAAGATATCTTTGCACAAACTCGTATGTGGGATTCAATGACTTATTCCTATTTGTTAGAACAAGGCATCATTGTTCCTCCACGTGATGTGCAGGAAAAAGATTCAGCATTCGAAGGTGCCTATGTTAAAGAACCACAAGTAGGCCTACATAATTGGGTAGCATCATTTGACTTGAACAGTCTATATCCACACTTGATGATGCAATACAATATTAGTCCAGAAACTCTAATTGAACCAGAAAACTACACAGATGAAATGCGTAGAATTCTGGCACAAACTGTTTCTGTGGAAAAGTTATTGAATAAATCATGTATAATCAACAAACTTGAAGGTGCAACAATTACACCGAATGGTCAATTCTTCCGAACAGATAAACAAGGTTTCTTACCTAAGATGTTGGAAGAAATGTATAATGACCGCAAGAAATTTAAAAAGATGATGTTGCAAGCGCAACAGGAGTATGAAAATGAAAAAGACGAATCAAAAAAATACGACATTGAAAAACGAGTCGCAAGATACAACAACCTACAACTCGCAAAGAAAGTATCCCTTAACTCTGCCTACGGTGCTTTGGGAAGCCAGTATTTTAGGTTTTATGACCTACGCATGGCTCTGGCAGTCACTCAGTCAGGCCAGCTCTCAATTCGTTGGATTGAAGCAAAAATAAATCGATACATGAATAATCTTCTTGGCACAAGAGAAGATTATGTCATTGCATCTGATACTGATTCAATCTATCTCCGTATGGGAGAGTTGATTGATAAGTTTGTCAAAGACCAAAGTGACAAACAAAAGGTTATTTCTATCATGGATAAAATCTGTGAAGAAAAGATACAACCTTACATAGACGAATCATATCAAGAATTGGCTGATTACGTTCATGCATATGCACAAAAGATGCAAATGAAACGTGAAGGCCTT